GAAAGGAATTCGCGTTTAGTTCTAATAAACAAGATTTTCTTACAAAAACGTTTGGCTTGTCTGAAAAGCTTAAAACTGATTTTCAATTATGGGTTGATTGTATGGACGGTAAGAAGGATGCTTTGAATAATATGCTTAAATATAATAAAAGAGATGTTGTTGGTTTAGAACAAGTTTATCTTAAACTAAGACCATACATAAAGAATCATCCAAATCTAGGCGTATTGATGGATGATAGCGTTTGTCCTACTTGTGGAAGTAAGAACCTAAAACCATCGGATGCTACATACTTTACAAGTTCTAACGAATTTCCTGTTTATAGGTGTGGAGGCTGTCATTCTCCTTTTATTAGGAGTAAGACTGGCTTAGGCACAAATAAAACAGAATTAAGAAGTGTGGCTAGATAACCTTGACAAAAGCCTATTTAAGCGTTATATTATAATATATGCTAGTTCGAAAAATAAAGAACATTGAGCATAGGGTATATAGTAATGAAGATGAATTTCGCCAATACTGTCCTGACGAGAATTTAACTCGCAATTGGAGGGACGGCACTGAAGGTAGCTGGGTAACGACTGACGACGGACAAGTCTGTCAAGTTCTAAGGCGGGGTGAGCTTAAGAATAGTCAGTCTACGGGCGTGTGTAATAACTACGTTAGGACAGCTATTGGCACTTTTGTCTGCAGGGATAATATAGAGATGTCTGGAGAATTAAGAAAGAATATGTATTCTTTTGGTTCTAATAATATTTCTCCGTATAGACAGAAGATAGATAGAAAGAAAGCTACTAGAAGAGAATTCCTGTTTGCTAAATATGTAGCGCAAGGCGATGGTATAGCTGAAGCCTTTATGAAAGCATATCCAACCAATAACGAAAAATACGCAGACTATCAGGGTAAAATACTATTAAGTACTGAAAGGGTCAAGAATTTGATTAGAGAAGAAGTAGACAAAGTATTGCATGAGGCTGAGATTACGCCGCTTTACTTACTTGGGAAAATGAAAGAAGTTGTCGATGACAACGGATCTCAGGATAAAGATAAGATTCAAGCTCTTAAAACATTGATGCAGATTAGTGGTATGATGGATACTGAGAAGAGAACTGAGTCTGTTACATTGTTTCAAGGATTTACAAAGGAGCAGTTAGATGCTATCCAGGGCGGAGATTCGAAAAAACTCATTGAAGCTTCGAGAGAAGTTGAAAAATAAAGATTGCCTCATATGTGGATTCCCTATGTCGGAATATGCATCTGTATGGTATAATGTTTCAAAAGACTATTTCTCGGTAGAGTGTTGCGAATGTTTTTCATCTTACGATGAGGACTTTGAAATAAAGATGCCGGGATTAATAAATAACTATGGAGAATCATAATGAAAGAAGTTAAATTTGATCTTGTGTTAAAAGTTCATGATCAGTTAAAAGAAGAGGAATTGAAGGAGTGTTTGGAGACATATGCTATAAATGATAGTAGCGTTAAAAGTATTGTTAAAAAGGTTATAGGAGAAAAAGAATCTCCAAATAACTTCTATGTAGAATCTATGAAGATAGAGGAGCAAAAGGCTTCAAAAGTAACTAAGCCCAAAAAGAAATTAAAGGCAAAGAAGTGAAGCTAGCTGTTTACGGAACGCTTAGAAATGGAAATAAGAATATTGGAAGAATAAAAAATACATCGCTTGTTTATCCAGGGCATCAAAGATTTCCTGCAATGATACAAGACTATCAAGGAGGTGGAACTGTAGTCGAGATACATGACGTTACAAGTGAAGACTTAGCTCAATATGATTTATATGAAGGCATTAAAGTTGGTCTTTATGAAAGAGTTAAGGTTGATGTGAAATTAGATTCTGGTAAAAAACAAAAAGCTTGGGTTTACGTAGCTGGCCCAGAGCTTCTTAAGATGGTAAACGTATTTGAAGAAATACCTAATGGAGATTGGTACAATAGAAAAGTTCAACATAATACCAAATGATTTAGACGAGAAAGAAAGAGTCTTGAATATGGTATCAAAAGATTTGATAGCATTTGGACAACTGTTTCTTCCAGATGATTTCATGAAATCAAAGCCAGCTCCATTTCATTATGAAGTTGGAGACCTGTTTCTTGATAATACGATTAGAAGACTTTGTCTTGTATTGCCTCGTGGTCATACAAAATCTACAATGGCAAAAGCTGCTCTTCTTCATAGGATATGCTTTAACCCAAAGGGAAAGAATGAATTTGCTGCCTGGGTATCAGAAGAACAAGGTCAGGCTGTAGACCATCTTAAATATATTAAAAGTCATATAGAGTTTAATCCAGCATTAAATTATTACTTTGGTGATATGGCTGGGCCTAAATGGACTGAGAAAGAAATTACTACATCTAAGGGAGATAGGATTATAGCTAAAGGTACTAGCCAAAGACTTCGCGGTAGATCAGAACTTGGACTTAGATATACAAAAATTATACTTGATGACTTTGAATCTGAATTAAATACAAAGACTCCTGAAAGACGTAAGGAAATTAAAGAATGGCTTATGTCTACTGTGTATCCCGCACTTGAGGAATCTAAGGGAAATGAAGGTTCTATATGGTTAATCGGAACTATTGTTCACTATGATTCAGCGCTCCAAGGAATATACGATGGTTATTTAGAAGCAAAAGAAAGCGGAGAGGATTACACTTGGGAAATGGTATTCCATAGAGTTATAGAGGGAGATAAGCCCCTATGGCCTTCTTATTTTCCTAAAGAAAAGATAGCTAGTATAAGAAAAGATTATGAATATGTAGGGCAATTACATAAGTTTGCTCAAGAATATATGAATGATGCACGCGATCTTGAAAGTGCTAAGTTTAAAATAGATAAGGTTAATTATTTCGATGGGCAATTTAAAGCAAAAAACAATCAAGCTTATATTATTACGAAAGAAGATGCGATCCCTGTTAACGTTTATATGGGTGTGGACTTGGCTTATGAGTCTTCCGCCCAACATGACTACCAGGTTATTGTTGTTGCTGGTATTGATAGCGATAAAAATATCTATGTAATAGATATTTTCCATGAGCATATACCGCTATATGATATGCCAAGAAAGATATTTCAGTATGCAAAAGAATATCAACCAATGCGGAGGGCTAACGTAGAACATGTGGGAGCACAAGGTATTATTCGTGATGCTGTTAATGAGCTTTCTGGAAAAGATAGAAAGATGGCTCCGGGCATAGCTAGAGGTGTAAGACCTCCAACAGGTATTAAGAAAGAAGATAGGCTTGAATCATTGCTTTGTCCTGTAGTTAATAGAGGTAAGCTATTCATTAAGAAACAACACAGTGAGTTGGTTGATGAAATGTTTCACTTTCCTAAGGGAAAGAATGATGACTTACTTGATGGACTTTGGTATTCTATTATTAACGCAAGAGCACCATTAAGTCATAAATTTGATGCTGATAAATTTGAAGAGACGGTTGAAGAGAAGAGTGAATTCTTAGGTAGAAAGATAATAAGAAGTTGGGTTACTGGACAAAGAATATAAAAAAAATAAAGAAAACACTTGACAGGTTGGTATTTAACGCTTATATTATATAATATAAGTTAACTTTACGTATTCGGGAGATTTGACATCGCTAACGAAAATGAAATTGCGCAAGTAGACGAAGCGCAAAAGAATAGAGACCTATGGAGAAGATGGCGTGACGCTAGGACGGACTGGGACGAAGAAGCTCGTGACGCTGTTGATTTCGTATTAGGTAATCACTATACGCAAGAAGAATCTGACGCCTTAAGCGCCGTTGGGCAAGGTGACTTTGTTATTGACAGAGTATATGCTGCTGTCGATAAACTTAAGTCTTTATTAACCTCAAGAAACCCAAGGTTCTCTGCTGTCGGTAGAGAAGATTCGGATAATAAACTTGCTCAAGTTTGGAAAACAATACTTGAGTATTGCTGGGATGTATCCGACGGTGATATGGAGTTTAAACAAGTTGTCCATGACTATGCTATAACTGGTCTTGGATATTTTTATGTATATATTGACCCAGAGGCAGATTTTGGTCGTGGCGATGTCAAATATACCCACGTTAATCCATTTAGAGTATATGTAGACCCAGCAGCAAGGAATAGATATTTCAATGACGCTTCTGCTATTTTACTATCTACAATACTTACAAAAGAACAAGTTTTATCTTTATATCCACAAATAGAAGAATATATAAAAGATGTGGAAACTACTGTAGACGAAGAAGATTATCCAGCATCCTCAAAAAAGAATTCATCTGAATCATTTACTCCAGACGTAATCAAAGATAAAGATCGAGCTGGATACGAGAGATACAGAATACTAGAAAGATTTGAAAAAGTAAAAGTTCCATATTACAGACTTTTCAATAAGCAGAGTGGCGAAGAAAAAGTTGTTGATATGGAATCCTTCCAACAATTAGCAAATGAGAATTCACATTTAATAGAATCTGGATTAGTTGAAGCAGTCGAAATAATGCAAACGCGCGTTAAGATTGTTGCAACTATGGGTCAGTTTTTATTATATGAGCAAGTTCTTAATACTGATATATACCCTATTATACCAGTTCCAAATATTTGGACTAATACTCCATTTCCTAAATCAGACGTAACTAAAGTTAAAGATTCGCAAAGGCTTATTAATAAGCTTTTCTCTTTAACCTTAAGTCACGCGCAAGCTTCAGCTGGGCTTAAGCTTCTTGTGCCAGAAGGAAGTGTGGATGACGTTGGGCAATTGGAAAGAGATTGGGCTAACCCTAATGCTGTTTTAGAATATAATCCAGAATTTGGCGAACCTCACTTTCCAGCACCGCAACCATTAGCAGGTGAATTTTATCATTTAATAGATAGGGTAGAACATTATATAGATTTAAATTTTGGAATACCAGAGTTAATGCAAGGCTTCAAAGAAAAGGCGCCAGATACTGTTCGTGGAACAGCAATGCTTTCTGAAATGGGAGAAAGTCGTGGTCGCTCTAAATTAAAAGATATAGAAGGAAGTCTAAATCAACTTGGAAGATGCATGTATAACTATGCAAAAGGACATTATACATTCCAAAAAACTTTTAGAATCGTACAGCCAAATAATGATCTTACTGAATTTTCAGTAAACAATAGGTTGTATGATGATAAATCCAATGAACTCATGCAGATAGAGAATGATATATCATTAGGTCAGCATGATGTTAGGATTATATCAGGATCAACTTTACCGTCAAACAAGGTAGCAGAATATAATATGTACCTTGAGGCGTATAAGTTAGGATTGGTAGATGATGTCGAGGTCTTAAAGAAAACAGAGATCTACGACAAAGAAGGTGTATTGCAACGCAAAGGTATGATGGCGAAAATGCAGTCATATATACAACAACTAGAAGGTCAGGTTAAAGAGCTCTCTGGTGACTTGCAAACAGCAGACCGTGAAGCGGTTCATGCTAAGAAACAAGTTATTACTGAGAAATTCAAATCTGACTTGAACGAGGTTATGTCTGAGGTGAAAAACAAGGAAAGAGTTAAACTCGGTCAACTAGAGAATGTGATTGATAAAGCGGATGTTCGTGCCGAAGCTGCGTTAGCTATACAAAAGGCAAATAAAGGGAGTTCCTCAAAGAAGGGGAACGCACAAAAATAAATAATCATAGGTTATACTTCTTCAAGACATCTAGCGGTGGCTTGAATTAATGAAGAAATCTAAAGGAGGTTATATGGAAGAACAAGTGCAAGAAAGTGTAGTTGAAGCACCAGAGGTAAATACTGGCGGAACAACAAGAGAGGGCTTAGATCAGTCTATGCCCGATGTTGAGTTAGCGTCTGAATTACCAAGTGTTCAAGATGGCGTAATTGACGAAGGAAATAAACGATCACCTAATTTAATTACTAAAGAGGGTGACGAATCCGAAGTTGATTTTGCCACAGACTGGGAAGGTGAGACTAGGAAGTTTCAGTCTATGTATGATAAACAAAAGGCTGACTATGATAGACTTCAAGGCGACTATCAAAAGCTACAACCAATGTCTGAATTACAAAATGTTCTTGAATCAAGACCAGATGTAGTTGAGGCAATAAAGGAAAAGCTTGAAGGTCGCAATACCCAAGAAACTATACGCGAACAAGATGATAGCGATACAATCGACGAATCATCTTTTGACCCATGGGAGGCCTATTATAAACCAGAGTCGGCTTCATTTAAAATGAGGACGACTCAAGAAAAGGCTTTGGTGGATGAGGCTGTTGGAAAACATATGTCTGAACTCCAAGGTCAAGTAGCATTGCAGAATTTGCGTAGTGAGTTAACTAACAGCTACAATATGCAGGATGAAAGTGATATCAATGATTTTATTGAATTTGCGACAACACCAAGAGATCAGTTACCAATTGATCTTTTAATTGATGTATATCGTAAATATTATAATAAAGGAACAGATAACATTTCTCCTAATATGGAAGCAGTTAAAAATACTCAAAGCGCTCCTAGGACGGCTGGTATTCTTCAAGGTGGCGAACCACCAAGAAAGAATGAACAAGATTCGGCTTGGGATAGAATTTTGCAATCAGGGCAAGCAGGGAGAATTCCCTAATAACTATAATCAAATAGGAGGTAACACAAATGGCTGTTACAAGTGGAGTAAAATCCAGTTATGATATCACAGCTGCTGCTACCAGTGCTGGAGTCGGGCAAGCGCCTGACCGCCGCAGATTATACGATTTTTCA